CTGGATCCCGGCCAAGGGCGACCTGTCGGTCGAGGACGGCGTGTGGACGATCAAAGGCTTGATCCACCAGGGCAATCTGCTCATGGACCGCTTCTTGTGCAAGGACATGATCAACGAGTGCGAGACGTGGGAGCGGGACAAGAACACCGGCAAGTGCAAGGTGCGGGGACCTAACCACACCATCGACCCCTTGCGCTACTTCATCTGGTACTGGCAGGTGCTCGCAAGACGTGGCGAGATCCCGGAGGAAGACGTAGTACAACAGCCGCAGATGAAGCTGCTCACCGAGGGGCAGCTGCTCGCGCGGCAGACGTTCGTGGAGCAGGACGAGGATTGGCTTGCGCACCAGCAGGCAAACGTCGTGGACGTGGAGGCATACAATGGCCAGTAGAATGAGTGTTTGCTTGCGATGCGGCCATGAGTACGTCCCAACGGGAACCCGCCAGAAATACTGTGCCATGTGCGGCGTAGGCATTCGCTTGGAACAACAACACGTTCGTTACAAACGATGGTACGAAGCACACAAGATAGAAGACAATGCGCTTCGACGTGAACAGTATAAAATAGATCCGTTTCGTCATAGAACTGCTGTTGCACGTTGGGTTGAACGAAATCCAGAAGAAGCGAGACACATCAAACAGCGATGGAAGCAAGAAAATCCAGCAAAGTATGCTAATGAAAATCGGAGGAGAAAGGCTAAACGCCGTGTTCTCGGTTTTCATCCGTTGAACAGTCCGTTCCCTGGCTGCGAAGGACACCATATCAATCCTCAGGACGTGATCTACATTCCGAAGAAACTGCACCTGAGTGTCAGGCACAACATCTGGACCGGTAAGAACATGGACACAATGAACGCCTTAGCCGGTCAGTACATGACCGAGGGCTGGACGTAGGAGGTAGATATGCCAATTGATCCGAACGCACCTTCGTACTTCGAGGAACTGCTGCCGAGCAAGAAATCCGCCGTGCCCGAAGCCCTGCGGAGAGACTACGACTACGCGGTCGAGGCTGCAAGTGACGTGCACAAGGCTATGGCGATGTACTACCACAAGTACGAGGGCGACACCATCAAGGCCATGGCGTCGGGCCAGGCCGAGAACCGGCCGCGCGTCAACCTGATTGCCTCGACCATCGAGCAGATGGTGGCCATGAACTCGTGGAGCAACCCGCGCATCACGGCCTTGCCAGTCGAGACGGGCGACGTATTGCAGTCCCATGAGGTCAACGCCCTGTTCCGCCTGTGGCAGCACAAGTTCAAGCTGCGCGACCTGCAGGAACGCCTGAACCGCATGGGCTTCATCTGTGGAACGGCGATCGCCCGCGTGGACTGGATCAAGAACGTCAACCAGTACGAGCGCGGCGACTTCCGCGTGTCGAGTGTGAACCCCATGAACTTCCATCCCGATCCGCACGCCACGTGCCTCGAGGACATGAGACATTGCACGTTCGATTCCGTGTGGTCCGTCGAGGCGGCCGAGGCACAGTGGCCCGGGCGCATCGGCCTTGCGGCCGACGTTGCTGCCCTGGACTACAACACGCAGCGGGCTATTCCCGCCCGGTCCGTCGTGGTGCACCAGACGATCTACACGCCGACGACGAAGAACCCCAAGGGCCGGGTCATCTGGTGGACGAGTTTCGGCTTGCTCGCGGATGAGACGGAGATCGAGACGCCGGATCACCGCCTGCCGTTCGCCGTGTTCTACAACGTGCCGAATCCCACGAGCTTCTGGGGCATCAGCGAAGTGCACAACATGGTGCCCGTCCAGGCGTCCTACAACAACTTCCTGTACTACATCATGCAAGCCGTGAAGTACGTCTCCGTCAACAAGTACGTCACGAACGACGCGAACTTGAAGGATACCGTCATCAACATGAACAGCTCCGTGCCCATCGTCCTGGAAGGCGGCGAAAAGTCGTTCTTCAAGCCGCTCGAACGACCAACGATCGACCAGTCGAATATCGCCATGCTCGGCCTGCTGTTCGCCGACATCCAGCAAGTCTCCGGCGTCCACGGGGTGCAAGAGGGGAACCCAGGTGCCGTCACCGCCGCGACCGCTCTGCAAACGCTTGCACAACTGGGCAGCAAACGCATGGACACGCGCAAGCTGCACATGGCGGACACCATGGGCGACGTTGCGGAACTCCTGCTCGAAATGGCGGGCAAGGGCAAGCTCTACACGCACAAGCACTTCCTGCGTATTTTGGGAGAGGAATCGCCCATCGAGCTGGATCCCGAGCACATCCGCGCGGACTACGACATCATGTGCTCTTACCAGGAGTCGTTCCCGGAGGAGATCAACGCGCGGCTGCAGATGATGGCGCAGATGGCGGCCATGAAGCCCGACCAGCGCGCGCTCATCGCCCGGTGGACCGGGGACCCGCTGCTGATCGAGACGGCCATGGAGTTTGCGAAGTCCCTGCAAGAAGGGGCTGCAGTGAACGCAGAACCTACGGTGGAAGGTGCAGGCGGCCAGCCGGCGCCCGCCGAAGCACCGGCGACGCCGACCGTCACCGTCGAGAATGGCAACCAGCCGAGATTGAGCGCTTGACGCAAATGTGAACGATTGTGCTATACTGATTGACAACCGGGGGTGCGTATGCCACTCAAGAAGGGAACAAGCAAGGCAACGATAGCAGCGAACATCCGGGCTGAGATCAAAGCCGGACGACCGCGCAAGCAAGCGGTGGCGATCGCACTCCACACGGCACATCCGCACGGCAAGAAGAAGGGCAAGCGGTAATGGCCGTCACCAAGAAGAAACCCCTTTCGCCCGTCGACGCATCGCGTGCGGACATGGATCTGTATGCCCAGAAGATCGGGGGCCTGCAGTCCACCGGCACCAACCAGGGTGCCGCCACCCGCAACCGGATCACCCCGCCGACGACACAAGCCCCACAACCGCCTTCTACACCGGGCGCAGCCCCGGTCGAAGGGTCACAGTCGTCGACAGGACCGGTCCAGACTCCTTCCGGTCCTGTCATCCTGGCGAACATGATGGACATCGGCCAGTGCGCCGTAGGAGATCAGGTATCGTTCGCGGTACTCAAAGTGCAGAACGGGCAAGTGGAGTTAGGGAACCCTCTCGTCCTGCCTGGAAGTACGCCGACCGGCGCGACAGCCGGTGCCAGCGGTGGCTTACAACCGTGATCTCGGTGCAGACCGGAATAACTGGTTTTGGCTGCGGAGCCCCTAATACCGGGAAGGTGGAATGATGGAAGTCAAACAGGAAACACCAGTCGTTCAAGCAGCGCCCGTTGAGCCAACGGTCGAGACAACCGCGCCTGTGACGGAAGTACCTGTCGCCGCGCCCGCCGCTCCTGCTGTTTCAGCAGAGACGGCACCGCCGCAAGCGGACCAAGCGACGAAAGGGAAAGATGCACAGGCCCGGATCAATCAACTGACCGCCAGGTACAAGCTCACGGAGGAGGCACTGGACGCCGCCAACGCGGAGATTGCGCGGTTGAAGAGCGCAGGAACAGCACCCGCTGACCCTGCTGCCGAATCGAACAATCCTTACGCGCCCACTGATGCTGGTGGGGAGGTCGGGAAGGAAGACCTCGAGGGTCTGCCGCCCGTTGTCCGTCAACTGGTCGAGGAACACGAGCAGGAGAAACAGGAGAAGGCCAGGAGTCAGAAGCTGACCGAATGGGAAGAAACGGTCGGCAAAGGCTTCGAGGCATTCCCCGAACTTGCCGGGACCGTCGACGACAGCGCGATTGCCCTTGAACTGAAAACACGGCGCGTTCCGTTATTCAACGCCGATCTGGTGTTCGCATCACAAGCCCTGCCTGTCGTCCGGTCACAGCTCGCCGATGCCAAGAAGCGCATTGCCGAACTGGAAGCCGAACTGCACAAGGACACGGTAGCTGCGCCGAGGAATGGCAGCACATTGACTGCACCACCTGACGGGGCCGAACCAGTCTACAAGCCCGGCGAGAAGATGGCGGAAGCACGCCGCAAGGCCGCCGCGCAACACTAGCCGCGCATGAAGCCTGGTCGCCCACACTTGAACGCTATGGAGGCCGACTATGGCTTACGAACTTGCTAAAACGTTCGATGCCTACACGGACTCGAAGTGGATCCAGAAGAACATCACCGATCTGCGATTCGCCGACCGTCCGCTGTGGGAGGCTGCCGAGAAGGGCAACCTCAAACTGGAGGAGCCTTCGGGCCACGAGTGGAAGGTGCGCCTTGCCTACGGCAAGACCGACCACACCAAGCCATTCGACGACGACACCGATCTCCTGACCGATGAGAACGGCGTCGATGTTCGCCGGGACGAATCTGCGACCTACGCCTTTGGCGAATACTGCTACTACTCCAACCCCATCATTCTCGGGGAGATCGCGGACGACCTCGAGCAGCGGGGCGATGTCCAGCTTGAATCGCTCATCGACGACGAAGTATTCAAGGTGCGCGACGACATGTTCTACCACCTGTACAGCGCACTCTACGGCACCGGCGTCACCACGCCGACTGCCGGCTCGCTCAAGACTCTGACTTCCTTCCACGACCTGCTCAATGCGGGCACGTATGAAGGGATCCAGCGCTCGGGCACGTTCACCAACGGACAGGGGCCATGGACGACGAACCAGTGGTGGATGCCGACGAACGGTTCCTGCAACGGCCTCACGGACCTGATCTGGAACCTCAAGGAGTGGATCCGCAAAGCCAAGAACCGCAACAAGGGCGTCAAGTTCACGGCGATCTTTGCGAACGCCACCACCCTCAAGGTCATCTACGACCTGCAGGCCGCGAAGCAAGTGTCCATCCTTCCGTGGACTCCCACGAAGGACGACATCGACTGGGCTGCGGAGTTTGCGATCTCCAAGGTCCCACTCGTCGAGGACGACAACATTCCGGACTACGAGTTCTGGGGGCTGGCGTACAACACCTTCAAGCTCGTGAACAAGATCCCCTTCACGCTCACACCGTGGCAGTACATGCAACGGTACACCCGCCTGTTCACGGTGTTGAAGTGGGGCGGTCAGCTGATCTCAAACAACCCTGGCGGCAACGGCACGTTCACGTACACGCCGTAAGGGGAGGAGGAGACTATGAGCAA